TGGCCCTGTCCAACGTCTCGACCTTCGTCTCTCTGAAACCCGTCGGTTCGTACGTCTCGCCCTCGACCAACCCGTGGTCCCAGCAGGGTACTTCCGTCTACTATAACGGCGGCCCCGTCGGTATCGGTGGTGTCATCCCCACATCTCTGACAGAGACCCTGACGGTCAACGGCAACACCTCTTTCGTCGGCAACGTGACTGTGACTTCGGACGCCTCTGGTAATGCGTACGTCCTGGCCGACCGAGTCCCGACAGGCTCGCTCCACGTCTCTTCGTACGTCACGGGGTCCGTGCCTCTGACCACCACCACGAATTTGATCCAGAAGTACTTGAGTAATGCGGCGAGCATCACGGCGAACACGGGGACGGGGACGATCACACAGGCTCTGAGTCTACCAGGGACTGTTAATTCGTTTGTGAATTTTGTTCCATCTGTTTCTATGAACTTTTCAAACTTAGCTCTGTCCAACTTGTTTGTAGAGGCGTGGGTCAACCCGACGCTCATAGCCGGTGCAAACAGAATCATTATTCAGCGCGCTTTAGGAGGTACAGCTGATTTTTACTTTTTTATAAATTCTTCTGGAATTCTTACCGCACAAATCATCAACACGAGTGGAGCTACAGGCGCTACGGCCAGTAACGCATCTGCTATTTCTGCAACCGGTGCATGGATTCATGTTGCTGCGTCATATGAACGCACTGGATTGACTGCTGGCACCCTACGCGTTTTCACTAATGGTGGTCTAGGGGGGACGACGGGCCCACTCTCCACTACAGCTGCTCGCTTGACTCCTACTGCAAACATCAGTATAGGTGGCGATACTGGTTCGTCCTCCATGTTTTCCGGCAACGTCGCCGACGTCCGCGTCATGACCGGCTCCATCGTTCCCATCACCACTTTTAGCCCTCAGTCCGCCCCCTTCACGACCGCCCCGACCTACCGTACAGGTATGGACACCGGCTACACGTCCAACTTGACCCTGGCCCTCCAGTCCCAGTACTTCCCCGGCGCCTCGACCTCGCCCTATGGACCTGTTTTGACCTTGCCGGGGACGGTGGGGTCTTATTACAGCGCGGCTAATTCGGCCTATGATACGAATTGGCGCACTTCTGGCTTCTGTCTCGAAATGTGGATCAACTACGCGTCGTTCGCAAACGCAACAAACGGCGGAACGGCTCAGAGCGGGTCCTTGACCTTCTCTCACGGCCCTGGTGGCGGCACTTACGACTGGGGGTTCGGCGCTCATAACGGCGGTGGCCTCGTGCTCTTCAACGGCGGGCCGTCGGGTGCTAACACCGCAAACAGCGTCATCACCACGGGCTCGTGGAACCACATTATGGTCCAGGGCAACGGCTCGAACATCTACATGGCCGTCAATGGCGTGTTCCAGCCCCTCACCGCGTTCGGCTACTCCCCGGCCGGTGGCAACAACACAATCGCACCGACCCAACCTTCGGTCCTGGCCATCACTTCTCTGAACCCCATTTACATCGGCAGTTCCCCGACCATCTCTTGCCCCAACTTCGCCATCGCCAAGGCCCGTCTCGTCTTCGGAACCACGGGAACCAACGGCAACGTCTACTCGACCGGCAACTTCAACACGACCCTGAGCCCCAACTTCAATCAGACCCTCCCCGCCGGCGCGACAATCGCCTGGCAACTCGACTCTCAGTACCCCCTGCCAACCTACCCAAGCATCCAGGACGTCACTCCGCTCCCGAGTCAGCTCACGAGCTACGGCGCCGTGCCCACGCCGATCGGCGGCGTCACCTCCAACCTCTTAAGTCCGTACTCGACCACGTACCCTCAGCTCGACTCGATCCGTTTCGACGGCACCGGGTACATCGATTACGGCAACGCGGCGTCTTCGGTGCTCACGACCAACCTTTGGGCGAACGCGTGGACTATTGAGGGGTGGGTGTACTTCACATCAACCACTGCAGCCGGCTCGGGACTCATTCAGCGGAACTATGTGACCGGATCAACAGGCGGGGATTGGGCTTTTTCACTCGCTGGAACTACTTTTGCACCTATATTCAGCTATGGGTCGGTATTCGTAGTCAGTACGGTCAGTCCATCAGTGGGTTCCTGGAATCACATGGCGGCAACCTATGATGGAACGAATGCAAATGTCTATATCAACGGAACTCTCGGCAGGTCTCTCGCCGTCACTCCGGCTCAAATGGGGTTCGTACCGTCGTACGGAGTTCAGATTGGCGTCTATAACAATACTATTAACTCGTTATTGCTCAACGGCAACCTCGCCGACGTCCGCGTGTCCAACGTGGCTCGGTACACGGGGACAACCTATGTTGTCCCCGCCGAGCCGTTCACCACCGACTCCTCGACCCTTTTGCTCCTCAAATCCCTGGCCGGTCAAGTCGGCACAACCTTGGAGGTCCAGGGCCGGGGAACGCAAAGCGTTTCCCTCGGTGCGACTCAGACGGTCCGCGCGTACCCGCCGGCGCCCATGTCCTCCTATTTGCTCGATACAACTTCGAACGCCTTGGTGACTTATGGGCAGGGTAAGTACATTGCGAGTGCGAGTTCTGAGGACACAGGTGGTCAGGTTATATGGAAGGCATTTGACAAATCTGTGACCACTTATTGGGCCGCACAAATAAACGAGTACTCGACTTCATCACCTTATGCATATGTAGGGTCCGCAACAACCGTAGATGTTCTAGGTAATGCATACAGGGGAGCATGGATCCAGCTTCAACTCCCTGTTTCGGTTGTCCTAAGCTCATACACGGTTCAGGGGTATGATAATAGTTTTGGTCCAGGTTCCTGGTATCTTCTAGGTTCACGTGATGGATTCAACTGGACTACACTAGATCGTCGTATTGGCGTCGCGTGGTCGGCAAATCCCCCACCCGTCCAAACCTTCCCGACTTCCGCAACCCAGGCCTACACGCATTACAGATGCTTGACTACGAATCTGTCCGGTAATTCCGGGGGATATGGACCTGATTTCATCGAATGGACCCTCAACGGCACAGAAGAGTCCCTCTGCGTGACTTCCGACTCCAAGGTGGGCGTGGGCATCGCCAACCCGCAGCGCGCCTTGGAGGTTGCCGGCGATCTCGTCGTCTCGGGCACGATTTCGGGTGGCGCGGGCATGGGCTCTTTCAGGAATAGGGTGATTAATGGTGATATGAGGATCGCGCAGAGGGGGACGAGTAATGTTTTAGTCAACTCTATGGATACATATGTAACGTTAGATCGTTGGAAGTTTGGTACGGGTACACTCACGGGTCTCATGACGACGTACCAAAACACACTTTCCGTGACTGATGCTCCTTACCAAAACGGTCTGCGCAACTCGTCAAACATTGTCGTGAACGTTTCAGGGACCGCTACATCTTTCACATTATTACAAGTTATAGAAGGATACAATGCCCAAGATCTCAATTGGGGGACTTCGTTCGGGAGCCCCGTCACATTTTCATTCTGGGTCAAGGCGAGCATCACGGGCAACTACACGTTCCATATACTTTCGGGTGTGGCCGACTATAGCTACTTGACGCCATATACGGTCACGAACCCAAACACATGGGAATACAAGACTCTTACGATTCCTCCTCCACCTAATGGTTCAACTTGGGGCGCTACTACGAATGCATGGGGTTATCTACAATTCCGGTTTGCTCAAGTCGGGTCGGCTACAATTGGGTGGCAAGTAAGTGTCGCTCAGAAACTCTACGGAACCGTCAACTTGTATGACGTTCAGGGCGCGTCATGGGCCATCACCGGCGTCCAGCTCGAGCGTGGGACCGTGGCTACGCCGTTTGAGCTTCGCCCATTTGCTCAGGAGTTGGCGCTGTGTCAGAGGTACTATCAGGTGTTTGGCCCCGGTAACACTTCAGGGTACAACCGATTTGCGGCGGGTGTGTCACAAGGGACGACATTCGCATACTTGTCGATGCCCACAATAGTAACCATGCGCGCAGCTCCAACACTCTCGTCTAATTCGGCTGTTGGCACTTTTCAGATAAACCAGGGAGCAACCAACCCAACCCCTACGTCATTCGGTGTTCAAGATTCATCTCCTACAAATATAGGTCTCACTGTTAATACCACTGGCCTCACGGCTGGATATGCAGCCGTTCTCGTTGGCGCTGGATCAACCGCCGCCTTCGTCGCCGTCACGGCAGAGCTTTAGTCGGTTCGCTCTTTTCCACGCGTTTATGCGCTCCCTGTTCTTCTCGTATAATTCTAGTCTCTTTTGCTTCAAAGTTTCAGCCTCGTCAGTGGGTATTACTCTGTCAAAGGGCTTCCCGTGCCACCTCCACACAAAACCCCCCACTTTGTTCAGCTCTCCCGTACAACATCTCGAAACGCCAGTGACCTGTGTGGATTTAAGGGATTCCCATGTCTTCATGAATGTCCCATCGAGCGTGTACTGATCGACGCTTTTCATATCTTTCACATGACCTTGACGTATGCGCTCTTTGACCTCGTCGGTCAATTTCACACCGAACCTTGCGTTTTTTTCACCCGTCTTGGATTGGCGGATCCTCTCTTTCATCTCGTCACATAGTGAATATACGTTCCCACCCGTTTGGAGGTTGTATCCGTTCGGGGCGAGAGTCCTTCGTTCAGAAATCTCCTTGACTTCTCGGTCGTTCAATTCCTCGTTTGGAATCTCACAAATTACCGAAAATTCAAACTTGTCGAGTCCATGACTGGCAAATGCAAACTTGAGGATTCCGTCAGGTCTCCTCTTGTGTTGACTCCAACGATGAGAGACCAATCTCCGTCTCGTCTGCCCCACGTAGCACTTGCCATTCACGGTGTTTCGTATCTGGTATATGAACCCCATGTCTTACCTTGGCCTGAGATAATTATTCGGAAGCGTCCTGGGACACTTCCTTCTGCTTGGCTCTGTACCGGGCCTTGGCCTTCCGGTCGCGCTCCAATTTCTTTCTGTGCATCTCCTCTTTCTTGGCCTTGTGGGCCATCCAGAGATCGTACATCTCCTCGATCGGCTCACCCTTGTACGTCTCCATTGATCCTTCAGCCTATTATTTTCATAAGCTATTTCAGCAATGAGCCAGGTCCTCGTAATTCTGGATTCAAATACCCTGTCCGTCGTCGATTGGTACTTTAGCGACTCACCCATCGTTCCCGTCACCCCCGGTATACGCCTCGAGGTTCCAGAAGGTCTGACGTGGGACACCGTGAAGGGCGTTCAGGACGGTGATCAGGTCACGCTCGTCGCAGACTCGGCCAAGGTTCAGGCCAAAACCGCCGCCGCCTGGACCGCCCTCCGCACCGAGCGCAACGCGAGACTCGCCCAGAGCGATTGGGTCGCTTTGTCTGACGCGCACCTCAGCCAAGACAAGAAGGACGCCTGGTTCGCCTACAGGCAGGCCCTGCGCGACCTGCCGGACGAGGTCACGGACGAGCAGGTCACGAGTTCTGCGAACTCGGTCCCCTGGCCCCCGGCTCCAGGAACTAGCGTTCCTGTCGCTCCCGTCACTGGCTCGCGTCTCTCCAGTCTCTTGACTCACGCGGAGGTTGAGCCCGCCCCAGAGGCTGAGGTCGTCCCAGAGGCGGAGGTCGTCCCAGAGGCGGAGGTCGTCCCAGAGGCGGAGGTCGTCGTGGAGTCTCCGGTCGTTGAGCCCGTCGTGGAGTCTGAGCCCGTCGTGGAGTCTGAGCCCGTCGTTGAGTCTGAGCCCGTCGTTGAGGCTGAGCCCGTCCCAGAGGCTGAGGTCGTCCCAGAGGCTGAGCCCGTCCCAGAGGCTGAGCCCGTCCCAGAGGCTGAGCCCGTCCCAGAGGCTGAGGTCGTCCCAGAGGCTGAGGTCGTCCCAGAGGCTGAGGTCGTCGTGGAGTCTCCGGTCGTCCCAGAGGCTGAGCCCATCGTTCCGGTCGTTGAGGAGGTTCAGGAGGCTGAGGTCGTCCCCGAGGCTGAGCCCGTCGTGGAGGCCCCGGTCGTCCCAGAGGCTGAGCCCGTTGTTTAATTTTGTTTGAAAATTCACTCGGGTC